CATATCAGCCCCACTCACGTACCGGCTCCACATCAGGCCCGTGTTGTCGTCGAGGACGCAGTTGTTGGATTTGGCCTCGCGCTTGGCGATGTTCACCGTGTCCCCTGCGCCTTCGGTGCTCAGTTCATCCGCACCGTCCAGGGTGATGACCCCGCCCACGACTCCGGCTACGGTATACGTGCCGTTGTTGTCGGAATCACCGGTTACCACAATCACATCTGCCGCGTTAAACAGGGTACTCAAGTCTACCCCGACGCTAGTGATAGTATCAGGGTCGGCATCGGCAAATGAGATGTCGGTGTCTGTGACATGGATGAGGTCGATGTTCTCCGCGCCGGAATAATCCCCGGTGGTGAGAATCGTATAGGACTTTGCCCGCCCTACCTCGTAGTACCCGTCGTCAAGTTCGGTGCTATACTGGGTTGTTTGGCCGGTAGCGAGCAATCTGCCGCGTCTGCCACTGAATATCATTCCACTTAGTCCACTCATTTTATTTTACTCCGTCCAGTGGTTGAGCACTGACAGCTTGCCGGTCACACCTGCGCCACCTGCCGCCAGGGTGATTATCATGGCCGTGTTCACCGCCGCCGCCCGCTTGGGACTGGGAAAGATGAAGAATCCAGGACCCTCTTCCGTGATGTCAATGTTAAAGACATCTGTTGCGGCTACGTCTTCTACCAAGATATTGCCGCCTACCGGAATACCACCGTCGTAGCTCCAAGCCATACCGGTGATGCAATGTCTGACAGCGCCGACGCCAGCGTAAGTAACCACCGCCGCTGTGTTGACTGCGGGAGCGTGAATATCGGCTGCCGCCGCTGCTATTGGTTCTGTCTCGGCAACAACCTTATTGGTTGTCCCTGGCGTCGTCTGGTCTATCTTCACGCTGATAATGCTAATCAGCAGGTGTACTATACCACGCAGATACTGCTGTACTGTGCCGCTTGCATCAGTGATGACCTTAGCAGCGGTCGTTGTTCCCAATACTGCATTGTCTCCGTCGGCGACTGTCACTCCGATCTTGGCTGCGATCAACTTAACCAGGCCCCGCAGGTACTGGTGAATCGTGCCGGTCGCATCAGTCACCACAGCCGCATCGGTTGTCGCTGCACCAATGACCGCGCCAGCACCCTGCCCGGTGGCTACAGATACAGAGTCAGTAGTACCCGGCGTAGTCTGGTCAATGCTCACCTGACCGACAATCTCAGCGCCCGCGGCGATAGCCACTGTCTCGGCATGAGCATCACCGCCGATGTCCTTAAACAGTTTCTGAACTCTAACAAGTGTCGATCCAAGTATGTCAGACATTGCTTACCTCCCGTGGTGATACCAAAAGTTGAACTGCAACTGCTCGTCATCACCCGCGCCATCGTTCAGGTCAGTAGCATCCGTATGTAACCACACGAAGTACAGAGTAGACACAGCATGGAAACTTATGTGTTGGTCAATAAGCACTGCTGTGCCACCATTAGCATCCGTTATCCAATCCCCTGCACCTACAAAGATCTGCCCGATTACCGTCACCCGCTCAGCGGCAGTCATGGCAGTGTCGCCCGATGCAATAGCGGGGTCTGCGTCCAGAATAATCAGAATGCCTGCAGAATCTTGAACTGCCCCCGAACCGTCTTCCGTAGCGTAAAGCGTAACTTGCCTAATTTCACCACTAACATGATCACCTAACGCTACTCCTACAGACCCGCTGTAGTCGCCTGTGTTTACTTCCTCATTGATGCCGACCAATTCAGTCAGCCCGCCCTCGTTTACATCCTGTCTCCTGCCCATTACACACCTCCCTGGTCAAACTGCCGTTCTTGTGTCAATAACGCTTTCGCTAGACTGTTCTGTTGGTCCGCCTGCTCCTGGATACGGTCTTCGCGCATCTGCTCGATCTGCTCTTTGGTCCAGCCCTGCATCCTCAGCACCGTCTCCAGCGGGATCCCGGACCGAACGTTGATCTCTCGAATCTCCGCCTCAGTCCTGGGCTGCACCGTCTGAATCGGCTCCCAGGTGGCCCGGATGTCGTTTAGTTCTACTGTCGTGCCCTGTAACAGCAATAGGAATTGTGCCACAGCCTGCCAGGTGCGACCGAGGATACCGGTCAATCTGGCGGCCTTCTTGTTAAGCGGGGCCTCCAGTGCAATCAACGCTTCCCCGCTGGGCATGTCGCCCTGGGAGAAGAAATAGTAATGCGGTGTCCGACTAATAGCCGCCACAGCGTTGACCTTGGATGCAATGGCTTCGATGTAGTTCTTTAGCTCCGCGGCGTCGAATTGGCCCACCTGTGTCTGTTGGCCCACGCCGTCCCCAGCGGGTAATTGCCAAATTTCGTTCGGGCTGTTCTTGAGCGTGTCCGTGTCCTCGTTGCTGATAATCCACCGCTGCCGGAATGCTGAGTATTCTGCGGCGACCATCATGTCGGCAATGAGCTTGTTGATAGCGTCCTGGATGGGTGTGATGTCGAGCAGCTCTGAGCTAACGGTGCGCCGCACCCGCCTGAAGTGAAATACCGGTATGACGCCGTAAGGATTCTCGGCCGGGTTCGCACCATTCTCTTCTTTCCTCAATACGAAGGCTTTCGAGCTGGTAAGCATCGCCCCTTCGGCGGTGTAATACTCGATTCTGTCGGGGTAGTACAGCGTCAAGAAGTGGATCTTCCCGTCCTGCCACATCTTGGCCGCCCACAGCTTTTTGTGGGGATTGTCGGCACTATATTCGACGTGACACAGGCGGGGGTCGTTGTAGTACGCTTCCGGCTGTCCGTCGTCACTCAGCCAGGCGATCAGGAAGGCCTCGCCACACACCAGAGCCGCCAGGTGAATGGAGTCGTCCTCCAGGTTTAGTTCGGTGTCAGACATCAAGCCGCCCAGAGCCAGACTGGCGTCGTCATTGTTCATCACGCTGAGGTTCGCCAATTGCAGCCGTTCCATGGTAGAGTCCACTACCACCGCGCACCAGTTCTCGTTGAAGGTTACGCCCGCGCGCGTGAACACCTCTCTTAATTTCTCAACGGAATATACAAGAGGCTGGTCACCTTCGTAGTAGCGCCACAGCAGGTTATAGTCCCGGCGCTTGGCTATGATCTCCTCGTAGGCGATTTTCACATCGGGGTTCTGGGTCATTAGCCTTGATAACTCCTTGCCTTGCGGCGCGGTTTGTCAACGTACATCGTAGCATAGCGGGCAGCATCCAAACCGTGATCGTTCTCCTTGACCGGCTCCTCTTTGTTAGGCCGGCCATCCTGCCCTTTGTGCCAGGCATATCCCGGCGCTTCCTCTAGCGTGCTGATAGACTCACGGGCCTGTAACAAGTCGTCGTCAATATCCACTGTTGCTCCCCGCATGATAAATAGTCTGGGTTTGCCATCTGGCTGTACCGTCAACCGCTCCCGTACCCGCTGAATCCCTAACTGTACCCGCTTATCAGCCGGGATAGTGATGATCCCCGCCGCGTGTAGCGTGGCCCGGTCTTCGGCATCATGGTCTGCCACTGTTGCCTCAATGTGCTCCCCCTGGCTCAATCTGTTGATCTCTGCCGCATGGTCCGAGACCAATCGCTTGCTCTTGTAAATCTCCCGGTACAGGTACATCCGATCATCACCATCCAACGCCCACCACTGACACACAAACGGATTAGTGTAACCAAAGTCAACGGCCCGTATCCGTCTCCATTCCTGCGGTGGGTCGAACCAGTCCACCACATGTAGCTCATCGCTGAATGTGTCATATACCGCTCCTTCTGCCTGTACCCATTTCCCATCTCGCAGGCGAAGACCCAGCACTCCCGTTAAGCGATTCAGCATGTCAATGTACTGGGGTGGATTGTAAGGGTTTTCAGCAGCGCGGCTGAAATATACCGCGGCTTCGCCCCCGTCAATCAGCCTCTTCTTAATCCAGTGTGTAGGCCGGTCAGGGTTGGTCGAAAGAATGATCTGCCCCCACGAAGCGGCTTTGCCCCGCATCCTGGCCAATAGCTCCTGATAGTCCTCTTCCGTGAAGGCATTACCCTCTTCGACCCACACCATGTCAAGTGAGCCGTCCTTACCCATGGACCGGATGGCCTGACGCTGGCCCTCATCCTTCATGCCACCCCAATACAGCAGGCTGCCATTTTCGTACTCAAACCAACCGTCACCCTTCTTCATGGTGACCTGAGGATCCGGCCCCATCACTGTATGGCTCATAAACGGGACGACGCTCTTGGCGGCATATTCCCGGGCCTTGCGAAGCATCAACGTGGTGGCCCCGGGATAGCGCAGGTTGAACGCGTGCAACTTCTCCGCTGCCACCCGTGATTTGCCCCCGCCAGCCGAACCGGTGAGAAGCAATATCGGTGACTTGTCGTTGAATGGTGCTATTTGCCACGGAAGCGGTTTGTAAAGCGCAAGATACTCAGTCTTCCCAGTCATCAGGATTCGCTAAGACCGTATAGGCCTTGACCGCCAGAGAGCCAGATAACTCAGTGCGCGCCGGCGCGTCCAAACCCAACAACTCCGCCTCTTGTTTCAGCGACTTAAGCACAATCGCCAGTTCACCCTTTGACCACGCTTGCCGTCTGACTTCTTCCAATTCTGCCAGAGAATCAGCGACCCATTCGCCGGTATCATCAGCAGCTTTCTCCCGCCACTGCGAGCGTAAGGCCTTGATGTCCGCATTGACAGTGCCCAGGCTGTACGGTTCACCGCTGCTCGGGTTGAGTACGTCCTTCTTGGCTAACGCCACGACAATCTCGCGCTGGGTCAAATGACGCAGACGCATAGCCGCCACCGCCCGCCGACGATTGTCTATTGACGCTTGTACTCCGTTGTTTAATGCCATGATGTTCAATCCACCAACCGCGCTTCCAGTTCGCCTGTCTCAGCGTTACGCTGTCGTTCCCGGATGTCAACCATCACTCACCAACTCCGGGGAGAGCCCCATGCCTTGTAGCCGCTCTAGTGTTACCGCGACGTACTTTTCGGCTATCTCCATGCCATAGCCAATGCGACCCGTCTGCTCCGCTGCGACGATGGTGGTGCCGCCTCCCGTGAATGGGTCCAGTACCAAGCCGCCGCCATCGCAGTGCATCTTAATCGCCCTGGTTGGTAACTCTACTGGAAACAGTGCCGGGTGGTCCTTGTTCGCCTGGACCGTGTTCATTCTCCACACCCCGGAATAGCCCCACTCCCTGCGTTCTTTCCTGTGCAGTCGCCTCACAAATCTGTGTTGGGGTCCTGCGAATCCTATCAGCCACTCGAAGTCGGATATGTCTGTAGCGTCCTCACGGTCTGACACAACCCCACCAGCGTCTTCACGTCCAGCGAACGCCCCAACATACTCATATTCTTGTACCGGCTTGTTGGATACTAAATGATAGGGCCCCACGCCGTGATTCTGACCAGGCTTAAGCCACATCCTAATCCACAGCGGCTTAAAGCCATGCTCCGTAAACATAGAAATGCTATATGCCATTGTGGGCTCAATAAACTGCGAGCCAGTCGAATACAAATCAACAATATTCCATACGACAATATCGGCGTGTTTGCATAACAGTCCCACCACTGGCCGAACGGTCTCATACCACGGCCCGACGCCCTTCGTCTCGTAGCTCTTGCCGACGCCGTAGGGCGGGCTTGTCACGGCCAGTTCTGCCCGCTTCCCGTCCATCAGCTTCGCCACGTCCTCGACGCTCGTGCTGTCACCGCATAAGATTCGGTGTGACTTCCCCGCCACACTCTGCGACGGTATAACAAATACATCGCCACGTTTGACGCCCCACTTCTCTTGCAGTTCGTCAGCCTTGTCCATGTCTGCCCCGAGGTCTTCCGCCTTGTCCGGCTCCCAGCCAAAGTCTTCGAGTTCGATGTCGGTGAATAGCCCGTCGAGGTCTACGCCTGCTTCGAGGTCTGCGAGAATGACGTCGGGATTCCAGTCAGCTAATTCTG